AAGCTGGGGGAGTTCGGCGATTACGGTAACGACTGGCAGACGCTGGAGCTGGTGTTCACCGCCGGCAGTGCCACGGTTACTCCGAAACTGAATGGAGTGGCTGGCCCGGCATTCCAGGTTATAAAAGACAGTCTGACACTGGGACTGAATGCGCTGACGCTGACGGATGTTACAAAAAATGCAGCGTATGGCGTTGAGATAGAAAGTCTGATGCTGGAGATAAATGCACCGGCAGCATAATAAAAAAAGCCAGCGCCCACTCTGAAGGACGCTGGCTAAAACGGGTAGATGTACTTCACATGATACTTATATTTGGCAGTACATTTTCTGACAGACAGTGACGGATGTTGTCAAGATATTGTGTCATTTATAACCTGAATCAGGGGTTGGTCGGAATGTTATCTGGCATTTTTAGCAGAGCCTGAATGCCATAATCACGGCTCCCGGAGTTGGCCGTCAGTGGGTGACACTGGCGGCTTTTTGTTTTCCTTTACTTTCATTTTCTGTCGGCGGTGACGGAGACATACATCAGATGGAAAAAATCACAACGGGTGTGTCATACACCACGTCAGCGGTGGGGACGGGATACTGGTTACTGCAGCTGCTGGACAAAGTCTCTCCGTCCCAGTGGGTGGCAATAGGTGTACTGGGGAGTCTGCTGTTTGGCCTGCTGACGTATCTGACTAACCTGTATTTCAAAATCAGGGAGGACCGCCGTAAGACGGCGCGGGGAGACTAAAGCGATGAAGAAAAAATACGAACTGGTTGTTAAAGAGATAAATAATTACCCGGATAAGATTGCTGTTACTGTGGCACTTGAAATTGGCGGGCATCCGTCGTTGTTGTTGCCACATGTGGCGATTAGTCTTGACCGTACTGAAGGTGCCACGCTGGAGTTCTACGAAGCTGAGGCGAAAAAACAGGCGAAGCAGTTTTTCATGGATATTGTTGCCGGGTTATGCGAAGGGGATGAACCGTCACCGGAAAAGCGCCCCGTAATTTTAGATGCGCAGGATGTATTGATAACCTACAAAGGAAAGCTACCGGGAAGAATTACTTGTTCTCTGAAGATGCCGCCGTCAACACTGCGGTCAGAAAAAGATGATGTTGAATCGCGTATTGAAAAACTGGAGTGCTATATCGCTGAATTGAAAAAAAGCACCCCAACAAAAAATGAGGTGCTTGCAGCAGACGAAATGAAAGAAGCTATTCCTGATCGCGCGGCGAATCTAAGCTGCGCTTCATGGTTGAAAGAGCATCTTCAGCAGCCTGAAAAAAAACGCCGCGATGAGCAGTTTGCTGCGTTTTACGATTATTGCCGGAAAGTGATGAGCAGAAATCTCGCAGAGTGTTTCAGTATTCATAATGATAATTTCAGTGACCTGGAATGGGAGTGTAACCGGCCATCCTTTGTTGTATCCGGTGATGCTGGGAAAATAACCATCTCAGAAAATGGAAAAGTAACACCGCCATCGCACCAGCATAGTGAGGAGCTCATTGAATTTGCCATTGATTACCTGAAGAACAATAAAAAGCAGGGGCTGATGAAGTGCATTGGTCGTTGCATGGGATATCTGCAGATAGCTGCTGAGATTGAAGCGCTGGCCAGTGGTGCGGACAAGGATGCAGTTGTGCGGGAGGCTCTTCTTCGTGATTTTGATAATCCGCCCTTTAAAAAAGTGCCGGCTTACTGGTTTCATCCAGGACTGACTTATCTTAAAGGACGTATATAAGCTGGCTCGTTATCTGTTGCCGATAAATCCTGATAAATATCCATGAACACCAAAATCAAATACGGCCTGTCGGCTGCCGTTCTGGCGCTGATTGCCGCTGGTGCGCCTGCGCCTGACATTCTCGACCAGTTTCTGGATGAAAAGGAAGGTAACCACACCACGGCATACCGTGATGGTGCGGGGATCTGGACCATCTGCCGTGGTGCCATCATGGTGGATGGTAAACCTGTTGTTCCAGGCATGAAGTTGTCGAAGGCAAAATGCGCTCAGGTTAACGCCATTGAGCGTAATAAGGCGCTGGCATGGGTGGAGAAAAACATCAAAGTGCCATTGACCGAACCACAGAAAGCGGGGATTGCGTCATTCTGTCCGTACAACATTGGCCCCGGTAAGTGTTTCCCGTCGACGTTTTATAAACGAATTAATGCAGGCGATCGCAGGGGGGCGTGTGAGGCGATTCGCTGGTGGATTAAGGACGGTGGCAGAGACTGCCGTATTCGCTCAAACAACTGTTACGGTCAGGTATCCCGTCGCGACCAGGAGAGTGCGCTGGCGTGCTGGGGAATTGACAGATAAGCAGAATATTTTGCTGAAAAATGCGGTTTGCTCACACGGACGGATAACACGAAATCCTGCGAACTGACAAAAACTAAGTGAATAAAAGTAAAAACCCCGTTTGTTGGCTGCAAGCGGGGTTTTGTGTTTCCTGACTCTGGAAAAGTCAAAGGAGAAAGTGTGTTTGATTTTAGCAAACTGATTCGGGAGATTCGAGTGATGGCTGAAAAATTATCCACCTGGAAGTTCATTCTTATCTGGCTGGTGTTTGTGATTATGGCCTCCGGTTATTTCATCGGTCAGATACGCTGGTGGTGAAATGAACCGCGTACTGTGCGTGGTCATCATTGCCCTGCTGGTGGCCTGTGGTGCGCTTAGTCTGGGGCTGAATCATTACCGTGATAACGCCATAACCTACAAAGAGCAGCGCGATAAAAAAGTCAGTGAGCTGGAGCAGGCAAATGCAACCATTACTGATATGCAGCAGCGCCAGCGTGATGTTGCTGCACTTGATGCCAGATACTCGAGGGAATTAGCCGATGCGAGAGCTGAAAATGAAACTCTTCGCGCTGACGTTGCCGCTGGTCGTAAGCGCCTGCGGATCAACGCCACCTGTCCAGGCTCCGTGCGTGAAGCCCCCACCACCTCCGGCGTGGATAATGCAACCGGCCCCCAACTGGCAGACACCGTTACACGGGATTATTTCACCCTCAGAGAGCGGCTGATGACGATGCACAAGCAACTGGAAGGGGCACAGGACTATATCCGCACTCAGTGCCTGAAATAAGTTTTGTTGATGCGCCGTATCGTCGCTGTATTCCCTCATTAACAGAGACCGCAGCCCGACAGGGAGACTCCTCTGCGCGAGTGTGCGGGGATAATCAAAAACGATACACACCGGAGTTTACCGCGTTAACGGAGCGCGGCGTTGTCCCCTCATAGTCGCCTGTCCGGTGCGATGGTGGAAGAAGCCGGATGTTTATCACTATTAATTGATGACACAGAAATGGATTCATTGAATTTCAGCACGTTTTTGTATTCGTGTTATTGAACATCTGTTTATTTTACTTTTAACATATTGATAATAAAAAGAGCTGTAAATCTTTAGATGAGTCGATTTTGTCCGGGGAAGTTCAAATGGATTTTATGCTGACGGTTTCTGGTGTGGTTATCCTGTCCATTGCTTATACTGCAGATAAATATGGCTGCCATTTGTTATCACGTATTGGCGCTTATTGTTCGTTGATGCTGATTTTCTCGTCGCTTTTTTTTTGAGTAAGTTATATTAATTATAACAAATAATTTTCTGTGTTATTTTTTCAGGCTATCCCGTCAGAGGGGAAGCCTGTACTGCCGGGGAGCGAATGGAAAACTGATGTGTCCGGTAACTGCGTGTTCTGTGAACACCATGTTACTTAATTATGTAATTCATACCCGAACTCTCTGTTGACAGCCTTCTTCTGCAGGCTTCAATAACCCACGCTGAAAAGTTTCCTGAACCTTTCAGGTCAAGAGCGATGTTAATTTGTTCAATTATCTGGTTTGGAAATCGGATGTTGCGGGTTGTTGTTCTGCGGGTTCTGTTCTTTGATGACATAATGTTGCCCCGTATTCAGTGTTGCTGATTTGTATTATCTGAAGTTGCTTTTACGCTAATTTGATGCAGATCAATTAATACGATACCTGCGTCATAATTGATTATTTGACGTGGTTTGATGGCGTAGATGCACGTTGTGACATGTAGATGATAATTATTATCATTTTGCGGGTCCTTTCCGGCGATCCGACAGGTTACGGGGCGGCGACCTCGCGGGTTTTCGCTATTTATGAAAATTTTCCGGGATCCATGTCCGGTTTCTCTTCAAGTTAACTATATGAAAAATATAAAAACAGGTCTTCTGTGAACCGGACATGAACAAAAAACAGACATGTAAACCGGACATGACCGGTTTTGTTGTGATTGTGAGGTGAGAGTTTTTGCGAGGTGAGGAGTGGCTACGCAGACTGAAGTTGCCAGGCATTTAAGTCTGACCGATCGCCAGCTTCGCAGATTGCAGAAATTGCCGGGTGCCCCGATATCGAATAAGCGAGGGCAACTGGATCTGGATGCCTGGCGCGATTTTTACATATCGTATCTGAGGAGAAGTAAAAACGATGTGCCTGATGGCGATAGCGAAGACGACTATGAGGAGAAATTGCTTATTGCCAGATGGGAACTGACAGCAGAACAGGCTGTTACACAGCAGTTAAAAAATGAGGTGTCAAAAGGAAAACTTATTGACACCGGGTTCTGTATTTTTGCCCTCAGTAAGCTGGCAATGGCGTTATCCAGTACGCTTGATTCCATCCCTTTATCCATGCAGCGACAGTTTCCTGATTTAACACCGCGCCATCTTGACCATCTGAAAACCCTTATTGCGAAGGGGGCAAATCAGTGTGCGCGGGCAGGGGATAAATTACCGGATTTACTCGATGAATATATCAGAGCAACAACTGAATAATATGATGGCTGCCGTTTCGGTTGCGCTGCAGCCTCTGGTCAGGGTTGTACCAATGACGGCAGTTGAATGGGCTGATCAAAATTATTATCTGCCTAAAGAATCTTCATATGGTGAGGGAGAATGGAAAACGCTGCCATTCCAGATCGCCATTATGAACTGTATGGGTAACGACCAGGTTCGCACGGTTAACCTGATTAAATCTGCCCGTGTTGGCTATACAAAGATGTTGCTGGGGGTGGTCGGGTATTTTATTGAGCATAAATCCCGAAACAGTCTGCTTTTTCAGCCCACGGATTCTGCCGCTGAAGATTTTATGAAGTCTCACGTGGAGGCGACGATTCGGAACGTGCCATGCCTGAAAGACCTTTCCCCATGGCTGGGTCGTAAACATCGTGACAATACTCTCACGCTGAAACGCTTTTCATCGGGCGTCGGTTTCTGGTGCCTGGGCGGCGCTGCCGCCAAAAACTACCGTGAAAAATCCGTGGACGTGGTCTGCTATGACGAACTTTCCTCGTTCGAGCCGGATGTCGAAAAAGAGGGGTCGCCAACCCTGCTGGGGGATAAACGTATCGAGGGCTCTGTATGGCCAAAATCCATTCGCGGCTCGACGCCTAAAATCAAAGGCTCCTGCCAGATCGAAAAAGCCGCTAACGAGTCGGCACATTTCATGCGTTTTTACGTGCCCTGTCCGCACTGTGGGGAGGCGCAGTATCTGAAATTTGGCGATGATGCCTCGCCTTTCGGTCTTAAGTGGGAGAAGAATAAGCCAGAAAGTGTTTTCTACCTTTGTGAGCATCATGGCTGTGTGATCCATCAGTCTGAGCTTGACCAGAGTAACGGGTGGTGGATCTGTGAAAACACGGGCATGTGGACCCGTGACGGCCTGATGTTTTTCAGCGCCCGGGGGGATGAAATTCCGCCGCCGCGCTCCATCACTTTCCATATCTGGACGGCGTACAGTCCGTTCACCACCTGGGTACAGATTGTCTATGACTGGCTGGATGCACTGAAAGATCCCAACGGTCTGAAAACTTTTGTTAACACCACGCTGGGCGAGACCTGGGAAGAGGCCGTGGGCGAAAAACTCGATCACCAGGTACTGATGGATAAGGTCGTGCATTACACGGCGGCGGTGCCAGCCCGGG